TGCGCTTCGATGCGGCGCTCAGGTCTTGTGTCGCTCCCTCTGCCCGGCCTGCGGCAAGGGTCAGGTCGTCCAGATCGTCCACCGCCTTGACGGCGGTCTTGCTGTCGATCTGGATACCAAGCTGGGCAATATCGACCATCAGGCGAGCTTCCTTTTAGGCGGCAACATCGGAGGCAGCGACTTGCGCTCCTCCGGCGGCTTGCTGATGAATTCCAGAAGCGCGGCGTCGGCGGCGCGCATCACGTCGGTGAAGGTTTCCGCCTCATCCGGCGCGACGGGATAGGCCCGGATTGCCGAGGCCGGGATCGGGCCTTCCGCGAAGTGGCGTTCGGTGCGCAGTTCCCAGAAGGCGCTGAACCAGGCCTCAACGCCGGGCAAAGCTACAGGAGGGATCAGGTAGCCCGGCACCGGGACGCCGCGCTCGATGCACTGGTCCCGGTAGGTCTTGGCAGTTGCCCCGTGCTGCAAGTGCCACAGCACGAGGCTACTCAGTTTTTTCCAAGCGCCTCCGCCTTGGCAACGCGGGACTGGTTGACCAGGTAAGCGGCCCGCATCACGAGGGACGCCAGCGGCTCAAAGGCGGGATCGGCCAGCAGTTCGCGCACTTCGTCCGCGCCCATCGCCTTGCCCGCGCTGGTGATGCCATCAATGTCAACGAAGACATCTTGCAGCATCGCCAGCCCCAGCCGCTCAAGCGCGGCCTCGGTGGGCTTTCCGTCCTTCAGGTCTTCCGGCGGCAGCGCCCGCTTCCGCTCCTGATCGCGCTCCTGCACGAAGCGGGAGCCGTAGCCCCTGACATTGACCTTGATATCCAGCAGGCCTTCAAGCTCGGTCTTGTCAACCCACCGGCCATCCTCGATGGCAGGCAGGTCGCGTTTCAGGGTGAGGATGTCCATCAGCCGAGCGCCGGGACCAGCACGACGTTGGAACAGACGGCCAGCGTCTCGTTCAGCATCATGATGCTGTTGGCATCACCGCCGCCAACCGGCGCGCCCATGACCTTCGCCGTGAAATACTCCACGGTCGGGGTCGGCTGGGTCGTGACGGTGTGGACGCCGGACTGGGTGCCGGTCGTGGTGATCGGAGCGCCGCCCTTGGTCAGGGCCAGGTTGAAGGTGTTCGCCGTTTGCCCGACCACATAATAGGTCGTGGCAACTGCCAGCCCGGTCGGCAGAGCGCCCGTGGTCGACAGCTGCACCGCCGTCCCGTTCGCCATTCCGTGCGCCGTCCATGTGAAAACACCGGGCGCGGCGATGGTGACGGTGAAGGCAGAGGATCGCACTGCCGGAGTGTCGCCATAGTGGTTCTTGAAGGCATATTCCGCGCGGACACCGGCAGCAGCGATAACCGCAAGCTGGCCCGGATCGGTCACGAGCCAGGCGAAGGAGTTTTCCATCGACCCGGCGTCGAACGTGCCCTTCTGCTTGACGCTGCGGCCCCGATTGATGATCGGGGTGTTGATCTCTTCGGCGCTGTCGCCCAGATCGCCACGAGTTTCCCAGCCGTCGACCTCGACCCAGGTTTGCCCGGCGAAGTCGGCTTCGGTCCAGTTGGTCAGGCCAAAGGTCTTGACGCCGCCGATGAAATGGCGGCCACCCGCCACTGCTACAAGATCGCCCATGATTGTCGTCCTTCAGATGATGTCCTTGCCCAAGGGACGTGCGGGCTAAGCCAGAACCTCGAACGGTATGATCACCGGCGTCCGCCAGTAGCCCCCGTCCTGAAAGCCTTCCCGAATACTCGGGGCCTCGGTGATCCGCAGCCGGTTTCCACCGGCGTCAAGGATCAGGTCGGCGGGGAAATGGGCCGCGACCGCATCGGCCAGCCCGTCACCTTCCCCGCTTCCGTTGTTCACCCGGCTCGCCACCGTGACGATTAGCGAGCCTGAGCGCCGGTGCTGCGCCCGGATGGTTATCCGCTGGTTTGGCGCGGGCACGATGGTTGCCTGCAGAAAGCGGTCGCCGTCCGGGCTGAAATCCTTGTTCGGCCATGCGACCGGGATCGCGGGGCTGAACGAAAGCGTTCCGAGGCGCGCCTTGAGCGCGGCCCCGATGGCAGCAGCGGTCATGGATTACCTCAGAGGTTGCGCACCAGGGCAGCGTTGCGCGCGACGATGGCCTGCCATTGCTGCGCTGCGGAGAGCATGAAGAAGTTGGCCGGTGTCTTGCTGGTCCCGTATTCCATGAACCGCGCGTAGCTGGCGGTCCACCCGGCAAAGATCGTGTCGCCCAACTCTGCCCCGGCCACCGCCAGAACATAGGCATCAGCCCCACCGCCGACCGTCGAGCCGTTCAGGCTGGCGATCAGCGAGTTGCGCAGGAAGCCCGTGTCCACCGGCATCCTGCCGCCCTGCGCCTTAGGCGTCTGGGCGATGCTGAACACCTCCTGCGCCGACTGCTTGACCACCGCCTCGATCTTCTCTTGCGTCCGGTCGGCAAAAGCCTTGATTTGCGCGGTGAACGTGGTCATCTCACCACCATAGGAGGAACCATATGCGCCTTGCTCTGCTTGCCCTGCCGCTTCTCGCCGCCTGCGTTGTCCCGGAAGACACCCCCGGCCATGTGAAGGAGGTCGGTTCCCGAACCGTCACGATACAAGGGGCGTTTTCGTCCGATGGGTCCGGCGCCCGCCCGACCGCTGCGATGATCGCGCAGGCTCGGGAAATCTGCCCCGGCGCGAAGTATCTCAGCGCCACCGCGACGCCGGGCAACCTGGATACCTTCGACTACCTGTTCCTGTGCAAGTGATCAGCGCCTGAACGGCGCCAGATAGTCGATCTTCAGCTCGTAGGTGCACCTGCACCCGATGATCTCGCTCGCGGGCGCGCCTTGGCTCGCGTCCATCGGAAACATCAGCCGCGCGCCGGTCAGGGGCGACACGAAAGCCTCGTCAATCCCCGCCTCTGCGCCGTTCAATGCCGCATGGCTGTCGCGGGTCCGTGCGTCCCCGGTCGCCCGCCATATCTTCCTGACCTGCGACCGCTGCACCTTGCCGCTGTCGATCAGTTGCCGGATGCCTTCTTCCTTCGCCGCGTTCAGGCTGGTCATCGTTTCGGTGCGGGCGATCATCTCGCCCCGCAGCGCCAGAAGCCGGTCCTTATAGCGCCCGACGATCCGGTCAACGTCCGCCTTCGATACCGGACGGCCTTCCTTGATCGCCTTCATCACCAGCCGGTCAAACCTGGCGTCCCTGCGGCCCCGCGACAGGTAGTTCCGCATCAGCGCAGGATCGCCGCTCAGAAGCTCGGCCCGCGCCCGGATCACCGCGTCCACCTGCGGCGAGGACAGGCCCAGAATGCCGCCTTCCCTGCGTCCCGTGGCCCGGTTGATCCTGCCGGTGATGTCCAGCGCCGTAGCGCGTGGGTTGCGACCCTCTGCCATGCCCGCTTCAACAGCGGCCCGGACAGCCTCTTTCGTGTCAGCGATAATCCCCTCGATCAGGTTGCCGCTATGGTCTCTCAGCCACCGCTCCGCGCGCGGATTACGCGCATCGAAGCGGATAACGACTTTCCCCCGGTTTCCGGGTCGGGCGTGACCGGCAGCCCGGACAATGCCCGGACGCCCCCCTCGAAGTAAGCGCCCTGGATGGCGCGGTCCAAGGGCGCGAAGATGGCCGGGTCGAGGTTCAGCACGGCAATCAGCCGCTGCACGTCGCCCCTTTCCAGCGCGTCCACCACCAGCGCGATCTGCGCATCGGATCGCATATCCGCGATGGACCGCAGGAATGCGTCCCTGACCAGCGGCTCAAGCGCCGCGATCTGGCGGGCGAGGTCGGCTGGAATGCGGGTGGTCACTGCTAGCCCTCCAACTCAAGATCGTAGAGCAAATCTACCCCACCGGGCGCGAGAGGCTTGACCGCCGCAATCCGGTGCGTCACGCCGCGCACCTGCACCCGCCAGCCCTTCTGCGGCACGGTGCCGTTGCCCTTGATCGTCAGCACCCGCGTTGACCCTGTGACCATGCCGCCAGCATCGCGCCGGGTGATCGTGTCGTCAATGACGGTGATCTGCCCAACCGTCGCATACTCCGCGCCGCCCTCGGGGCCTTCCGTCTCGCATTGCCGCTCAAGTGTGGCGGTGAAGCCGACCGATGCGATGGCGTCGGCGACTTC